CAATTAGAAACAACAGCAGAATACAGAGCAAGACTAAGAACAACACCTCTTGAAAATCATTGTGCTTCTGTTGTTAGTGTTTACAATTCATTCCTATTTAGAACCCCACCAATTAGAGATTTAGGTTCACTACAGAATTTGTCAGAAACTGAAGAATTTTTAAAAGATGCTGATTTCGATGGAAGAAGTCTTGATAGTTTTATGAAAGACGTTTCAACCTGGAGTTCAGTGTTTGGACATTGTTGGGTAATTGTAAGCAAACCAAGTATTGGTGCTTCAACAAGAGCAGAAGAAGTAGAGCAAGGAGTTCGTCCTTACCTTTCAGTTCTTACTCCGATGGTTGTTTTAGATTGGGAATGGCGTAGACTACCAAGTGGTAGATTTGAATTAAGTTATTTAAAATATCTTGAAGATGTTAATAGAAGTGTCCATACAGTTAAAGAATGGACATCAGAAGCAATCTACACAACTGTTGTAGATGTAGACAATGATGTTGTTCAAAACGAATACGAAGAAGTAAATGAATTAGGCAAAATTCCTGCGGTATGTGTGTATAACAAGAAAAGCGTTCAAAAAGGTGTAGGTATTTCAGACATTGCGGACATTGCTGACGCACAGCGTTTCATTTACAATGCTACAAGCGAAATAGATCAAAGTATTAGACTTGACTCACACCCTTCATTAGTAAAAACACCAGAAACAAATGCTGGTATTGGTGCTGGTTCAATAGTTCATATGCCAGACAACTTAGATCCAGGCTTAAAACCCTATATTTTAGAGTTTAGTGGAGCAAGTGTAGATAAAATCTTATCAAGCATTAACCACACAATAGACAGTATAGATAAAATGGCAAACACAGGTGCTGTTAGAGCAACTGAAAGCCGCACAATGAGTGGCGTTGCTATGGAAACTGAATTTCAATTGTTGAATGCTAAACTATCTGAAAAGGCGGATCACTTAGAACTTGCTGAAGAACAGATTTGGAAATTATATTCTGATTACTTAGGCACTGAATGGAACGGAGAAATTGATTATCCTGGTTCATTCAACATAAGAGATACATCAAGTGAAATTACACAACTTAAAACTGCGGCGGAGACGTCACCAAATGATCCACAAATCCAAAAGGCTGTGGCAAAACAAGTTGCTGAATGGTTAGAAGTAGAGTATGATGATGAAATGACACATCCTACACTAACAGCGGCAAACAAAGTGCCACATATACAACAAATGATTATGGAAGGCTATACAGACGCACAGATACTTGGACTTCATCCTGAATTAAGTCAAGATGATATTAACGGTGCGAGACAACCAGCAAATCAAGGAGAGTAATATGGCTTATATGAAAAAGAAAAAGAAAAAAGGCGGCAAACGTGGCGGCAAACGCGGCGGACGTAGAGGTTAATTGGGGCGAATACTTTAAAAGTATAAAACAAGTATGTCCTTGGAGTTATAGTGCTTGGCAAAAAGGTGAGATTCACATTACTACTTGGCAGGGCAATATCATAGATTTAGGCTCATATAGCGCCAGACTATACACAACAAGAACACACAATCCAAGACAACTTAAGAAGATGACGGACAGATTCAATGTCCTACGTGAACACGAAGAATGGTTATACAGTCATCCTAAGTTTGGAATTAACTCTACAGAAATTGCGGTGTTTATACAACAGGACCGTGAAGGATTAGAACAAGCAAGGAACAAATACTATGGCAAAGTTTAGAGGTAGCCAATGTCTTACTAATTGCGGAGGACATAGAGCAGGATTTAGATATGCTCGTAGTGGCGGAGGAACAAGAAGTCCTCATAGTCCAAGTTTTAACAAAGGAATGGGTATTGCTAAAGGCACATACAAGCCAAGACAAGTTAAAAAACGTAGAAAAAGACGTTCTACACCATAAACAATGGCATAATAAACGAATTTGATAAATACATTTACAAATAATATTAACTCTACGAAGAAGGAGGCGAGGTAACAATGACCGAACAAGAAACATTGGCACAAGATAACGCTACTGAGGCGGCAACTTTAAATGAAGAAACTCAGGCACAGGAAGTAACTGGTAAGACTTATACTCAAAAAGAAGTTGACGATATGATGGGCCGTATGCGTGGTTCATTAGAAAAGAAACTACTTAAACCTTACGAGGAATTGGGTGCTCCAGATGAACTTCGTGCTCTACGTGAAGCGGAAGAAAAACGCAATCAAGAAGAGCAAATTAAACGAGGTGAATTTGAAAAGACTTTACAGGAACTTGCTTCTAAAAAGGATGATGAAATCAAGAAGCGTGATGCGATGATTGCTGAATACAAGGTTGACACGCCACTACTAAATGCGGCGGCAAAATATCGTTCTGTTAACCCAGGACAAGTTAAAGCATTGCTTTCTTCTTCAGTTAGACTAAATGATGTCGGCGACGTTGAAGTAGTAGGCGATGATGGTGCTGTTAGATATGATGACAGCGGTAACCCTTATTCAGTTGATGCGTATGTTAAGGAATTCCTTGACACAAATCCACACTTTGTTTCACCAACAGCCAGCACTTCAAATACGAAGTCAAACGCTGGAGTAGGAATGAGCAAAGGAATAGATATGGCAAATCTTGATATGAAAAATCCTAAGCATAGAGAAATGGCGAAAGAAATTTTCGCTAAAAAATAATGCCAACTATCTAATAAGGAGAAAACAATGGCTAATACAACATCTATTAACGCCGAACTGTTTCAAAATCTTTTGGTTCAGTCTCAAATTGCGTTATATGAAAACTCTGTTGCTCGTTCAGTAGCAACGGTATTTGACTATCCTACCGGCAACGGTAAAACTGTTTCTGTTCCAGTATGGGCAGGAATGAGTTCAAGCAAACCAGGCGAAGGTGTAGCACCTTCTGCTTCAGATGCTAACACAAACACAAAGACTATTGCTCTTGCTGAGCACGTTGTTTACAATCAAGTTACAGATTTCTTACGCGATTCAGCGTCAGAAGATGTAATTTCTTCACTTGCTAACCAAAGTGGTTTAGCACTTGCTGAAGGTTTAGACGCAGAATTAATTGCTCTATTCGGTGACTCTGCTATTACACAAGGTGTAGGAACAGCAGGAACAGACAACTCAGTAAACGATATTATGAAAGCGGCGGCAACAATCCGTGCTAACAAATATAGTGGTCCTTTGTTTGCTATCTTAAATCCAAAACAAGCATACGGTATCAAAGCCGCTATGACTGCTACAACATCATACCAGAACTCAACTGGTGTTGCTGATCAAATTATGTCACAATATTTTGTTGGCAATTTGGCTGGTGTAACTATCTTGGAACACGCTGGTGTTGCTGTTGATAGTTCAGATGACGCGGTTGGTTGTGTTTTTGCTCCAAGTGCCTTCGGTATCGCTCAAAGAGGCGGCGTAGGTATGGAGACTGAAAGACAGGCTAAAGAACGTGCTACTGATGTTGTTATGACAGTAGTGGCTGGTGCTGGAATTATTCGTCCAGAACTTGCTGTTGCTATCACAGGCGACGCGGCACTTTAATCGGGGAATAATCAATGGCTTTCATAACTGACAACAATACAGTAATCAGTTTCGCTGAACACAGCGATGTTGTTAATCGCGACATTCGTTTGTTTGAAAGCAACGAAAGCCTAACCGACGATGTTGTTGAAAATCTTCTAATTAGGGCTACTGAGCGTATCTTATCTAAGATACGTTCTTCGTCCTGGTGGGGTTCTTATTATCTAAACCGTTCAACGACGGGTGGTATTAGAACTTCCGCAGATATCCCAGCACTTGATGTAGATCGTATTAAATCAAGACAAAACGATTTTACAGACTTGTGCGTTTATACCGCCTTAGGCGAGTTTATACTACCTTTGGTTGCTGACTTCGGTAGTGAAGACAATGCTGAAAGACAAAAGATGGGATATTACACTCAGAAAGCAGATACGCTTATTGCGGAACTGCTGACAGCAGGTGATTGGTATGACTTTGATGATGATGGCACTATTGTGTCAACTGAAAAAGATCCAGGCCAAATTAACCTGAAGAGGGTAAGATAATGCGTGAGGATGTCATTAACTATATCAAAACACTTTCATTAGGAACCTTTTCACTCAGTGAAGAGTTGCCAAGAGATGACAGTGGAGTTACATTATATGTAAAGAATCCAAAGACTCTTTATGTTGATGCGGATCAATTGGAACAAAATCCAGTTATCCAGGCTCTTGATGGTTTTGATTTACACAATGAAGAAACAACCGTTAGTGTTTATTTTACGGCTGACGCGAAAACATTGCCAGCAAACTATTCGACGTTAGTGAATAGTCTTAAATTAGGAAAGGACGTTTTACCAACTGGTGGATTTACCAACAGAACAGTAGAAGTTCAATCAGAATATGAGGCAGATTTGCTATCGACGAGGATTGATTACACATTTAGCAAACTAACAACTTAAAGGAGACAACGAGATGGCTTATATCTATCCAGCACCGGGAAATGCTTCTGCTCAATCAACCCTGAACATTAAAGTTTCAGGAGATACAGCAGGATTAGACGTTCCGGCACTACAAGATGTGACAGTCAACAACGCGAACGACGTTTTTACGTGGACGCAACTTGACTCAGCATCAAAACAACAAATTGCTACTACAGCAACCAACTCACTATCAATGAACTTGGTTCTTGAGCAAGACACTTTCTTTGGCGCAACTGCGTCAGGTGAAGCGGCTCAAACATCAGGTATTTTTGGATTATCCAAAGACAAGACTAAAGTTACTTTTGAACTTTATCTTGGTGATACTGATACTGGCGGCAACGGTAAGACAATTAGTGGATCAGGATATGTCACTGGTTTAGCACCAACAGTAAGTGCGGACAGCCCAGTTTGGGTTTCACCGATTACATTAACTGTTGACGGCGACTACACAGTAGCATAATCTGATTAGCCAGGGCGTAACACTTACAGTGGAGCGTGAGGGCTACTAAGAGGGCATATAGAGGGGGTTTATCCCCCCTCTATTACCAAAACCAATAAATACAAAGGAAGATAGATAGATGGATGTATTAGACAAAAAGACAGATAACGATTTACTTCGTAGTTTAATAGCAGAAGTAGCCAAAGCAAACAATGAATTGAATTGTGCTACTAATGATTTAAAAAAAGCAAGAAGCAGACTAAGTTTCTTGGTAGTATTAACAAACAAACTGATAGACAGAGAAGAGGATAAACAGAAATGAAACTTGAAGCATTAGCATCAAAACCAAAACTAATCAAAATTGTTGTAGACGATGAGAAAATTGTCGAACAATACAACGAACCTTTAGAATTTTACATTTACGATAGACAACCAATGGACGTCTTTATGAAGTTAGCGGCTTTAGAAGGCGAACATTCTGTTGGCGAAATAACTTCGTTAGCAAACGAAATGGTAATGGATGAAAAAGGCAACAAAATTTTAACTGATGGCAATGTGCTACCAGTTGATGTAATGTTAAAAGTAGTAGAAAAGACGGTGACACGCCTGGGAAACTCCGTAACCCAGACTTCAAAAACCTCAGCCCAGTCGTAAATTCTTGGCTGACACTTGACTTTGTCGCAAAACGATATGGCAAATTGCCAAGTGAAATATTGAAGTATGGGGATACAGCAGATGTCCAGTGTGCTGAACTTGCTATACAGTATGAAGCCTACTTAAACAAGAAGGCTAATGATACAGCAGAAGGCAAAGTTAGCACAGAACATAGCCAGGAAGAACTGTTAAATATGTTACAGAGGGTAAAGAATAAAAATGAAACTACGTCTAAAAACAAATAGAATTCGTCCAAACATCAGACGAAAGCAAAAACAATTAGACAAAGTTGCCTCTGAATCATATGAATTCTTCAAAAAGAAAACACCGATAAGAAGCGGAAATGCTCGACGTAAAACACGATTACAAGGGCAAACAATAAAAGCAGACTATCCATATGCTCAAAGACTTGATGAGGGCTATTCAAAACAAGCACCTCAAGGTATGGTTGATCCAACTATTAAGTTTATTAAGCGTATGGTGGCTGACATAATGGGGTAAAGATAGATGGCTACTATTAGAGACAAGTATGTATTAGACGTTGATACCAAAGGGGCAACCGGTAGTATTAACAAAATCAAAGGTGCGTTAGGTGCTTTAGCAGGTGCTCTTGCTATTAGAGAATTTGCTCAATTTACAGCAAGTATCGTTGATGCTACTACACAGTTTGAAAGATATCAAACTGTTCTTACTACGTTCTTAGGAAGTCAATCAAAAGCCAATGCTGAATTAACACGTCTAAAAGATTTAGCAAATGAACTACCCCAAGACTTAGCAGATATCACAGAAGCATTTGTTATCTTTACCAGATACGGTTTAGATACATCAAGTCAAGGCATCAAGAACTTCTCAAACATTGCTACAGCAAGTGGTAAAAGTTTAGAACAGTTAGCAGAAGCCTTAGGTGATGCTCTAACTGGTGAATTTGAACGTCTAAAAGAATTTGGTATTAAGGTTACTGAAGAAAATGGTAAACGTGTTGCTCGTATTGGTGATCAAATGGTTGCCGCAAGTGACAATGCCAAGGACCTTGTTAGACAGTTACAAGAATTAGGTAGCACAAGATTTGGTGGAGCGGCAGAAGCCAATGCTGATACACTATCACAATCATTATCTAATTTAAGAGGTGCTACATTTGAAGCACAAGTTGCTTTTGGTGAAGGACTTAAACCAGCCTTAAAAGAAATTGCTGAAGAATTCGCAAAACTACTTCGTGCTAACGAACAATTAGCAACAAGTTTAGGTGCTGGTGTTGGTGAAGCATTAAGAACACTTGCCGCAGGTGCTTTATTCCTTGTTGAAAATATAGATTTAATTAGAAATGCTATTATTGCTATTATAACAGTAAAAGCCGCATTCTTCTTTGCTCAATTGGCAACAGAATTAAGAACAGCCGCTATTGGTGCTCGTAATGCGAAAGGCGTATTTACAAACGTCGCAGGAGCATTAAAAGGTATGGCTAAGTCTATACCAGGTGTAGGCTTGTTAAGAGGAGCGTTTGCGGCACTAACAGGACCTGTAGGTATTGCTGTTACGGCTGTGACTGCTTTAGGATTAGGATTAAAAGCATTAGGGCCAGTTCAAGTTAAATTAGGAGACTTGACTACATCATATGGTGAAATTACTCAGGCAGTATTTTGGAAAGCAAAGAACTTAGTTGTTGGGTTTGCGAAATCAATTAAAGAAAATTTATATACAGCATTAGCAGGATTAAAACAGCGTATGTCTGCCATAGCGGCTCCTATCATTGAAGCAATGGGCCAAATTGTAGATGTTGTAAGAAGTTCGATAAACACTATGATTGGTTTGTTTATAGGTTTCTTTACACAGATAACAAGTGGTATTGCTGACTTACCAAAAATGTTCCTTGCGTCACTGAATGCTTCTTTAGGTATCATTACAAGTTTTGTTTCAAGAGCAGGAAGTCAAATTGGCGAACTATGGGATTATGTTACTTCATTAGGTGATGATGCTATTGAAAATAGTTTCAAAGGTATTACAGCAGATATTGGAGCAGAATTAGACAAAATAGGTAATGCGTCAAGTGTTGATTGGGATGAAATATTAGGCAAAGACTATATTGGCGGAGCAATTAAATCAATTACTGACCCTTTAAAAAATGTAGTTGAAGAATACAGAGAACACAAAGAAGCCGTAGAAAACAGCACCAAAGCATATGACGATCATATTTTGCGTATAGCAAGGTTGCGTGAAGAACAAGAAAAACTTGCGAAACAACAACAAAAAATTAAAGACGCAATCAAAGAAGAAACAGACGCAAGAAAGAAATCAACCAGCGAATTCCAAGCATCATTAGACAAGTTTAAAGAAGAGTATGAATTTAGAACATCATTAATTAGACTAACTGAGGAACAACAAGAATTAGAAGAACAAAGATATGACTTACAAAGAAAATTAGCCGAGGCTATTCTTCCAATTCAAGAAAAGATTTTACAACTTGAAAAGGCAAACACTGAAGAATCTAAAGCAAGAATAGGTGTTCTTAAAGACAGCATTGGTGATTTAAAAGGCGTGTATGAAACAGAACTTATGTATCTGGATCAAATGGTTGAAGCAAGAAATACAGAATTACAACTCAAGCGTGAAAGTGATAGTATAGATCAAGCAAGACTAAGTGCCGCTGAGGCTGTAGCAGAAGCAGAAGAAAGAATTAGAACAGCAAAAGAAAATGCCAAATTAGCAGGACTTACTGGACTACAAAAACAATTAGAAGAAATTAAATTAGAAGAACAGAGAATAGCAAGAGCCGCTAAAGAAAGAGTAAAAGCACAATTAGAAAAAGGTGTCAACGCAAGTGTAATCAAACAAGAACTTGCTCAAATTGATGCCAGTGTTGAAGCGTC